CAGCTTCTATACCAATATCGGCCATAAGTTTATTATCTTCCACTTCGCCTTTCATTGCTACTTCAGCTGCTTTCAAATCAATTTCTTGTTGTTTTAATCTTACAAGTGGATCCTGTGCCATGTTGCCAGCTTTCTCTTGTTCTTGTTTAGCCATTTCAGCAACCATTGTTGCTTCAAGTTCAGCAATCTTTGATTCTTTTTCATTCATAAAAGCTTCCTTAGCTTGTTGTGCTTGCTGCACCATTTGTGGATTCTGTTCCGCCTGTTGCATCAATTGTTGAAGTTGCTGTGATTGTTGTTGCATTTGCTGTTCAACTTGTATTGCCGCCATTAGAGCAATATGCTCCATGATATGTGCTTCCATCATTGCGTAAAGCTGTGGATTAATCTGCACCATACGCGTAAACATAAACTCTCCATGCGTATCTATGTGTGCTTCATGATTTTGTGGTGGGAATGCTTTTGGAGCTTGCCCCTTCATCGCCATTGAATTTTCCATAGCTGGACTCATTGGTTGTGGTTGCTCTGGATCTGGTTTCAAAATAGCGTCAATATTATCCACATCCAATGCCTGATAAACTCTTCTGTACGCCTCTCGAATATTATGTAAAGGCGGATTAGCCATTGCCATTTGCAATTGCTGCTGTGCCAACATAACACGTTGAGACATAGAAAAAATATTAGGGTTGGAAATTGGTAAAATATCCACACGTTGATCAAAGTCACTTTTCTTAATCATTCTATCCCCACCTTTTACTTGGTATGGATATTCTGGTGGAAGATACATTTCTATGCAACGTGCAAGAAGATTAAATTCAATTCCTTGTGCATAGTGCAATCTCTTATGTATTGCGCTCATCACTTTTGTTCCTCTTTCTAAAAGAGCTAGTGTCGTTCCAACTGGATTTTGTTCGTTACCTTCCCCCATCTTCATGTCAGCAATTGCTGCAAATGATTTTCCTGCGTCCACGCAGAAACCTAAGAGTGCAAAAAGAACTTGTGATGGTTCCTTATAAGGAAGAGGCATTAATGATTCTTTAATTGAAGTTCCTGTTACATCAACATCTCTAAATTCTCCTGGTTGTAAAGGTTCATCATGATCACGTATTCTCATGCCACGCGCCTTGAAACCTGCTGGAAGGTTAGCGAGCGTTCCGGAATCAATCAATTGCCGCAAAACACTTGTTGCTGTTCTCGATAACCCACCTAGCATGTGGATCAAGCCAAATCCGTAGAAGCCTAATCCCGGGAGAAATTTGTAATGAGTAAAATAATCAATTCTATTTTTTACTGGATCTGATTCGTTCCAATTTCTTTTAATAGAAAGAACTTTAGTTGAAAATTGATCAATTGTAATAATGTATGGAAGTTTAATTCCGTCTGGATCCTCAAAGCCTGGAACGTCAGCTGCAACGTGCATCTCTAAAAGAAAATGTTCATCGTCGTCTTGTGCAATAGTATCACTCACACCTTGAAGTTCATCAACTTTTTCCGTAACATCACTGATAGTATTTACAGTTCCTGTTGTAACAGGTATGTCACGATAGAATCCGCTAACTTGTTGCTTTCGTAATTCATTTGAATCCATTTTAGTAACATGGGTAATTCTAAATGCTTCTTCTAAAGAAGATGCCATATAATTAACAACACAATCCTCAGAAGAAATAAACTTTGAAACTGGACGCGCTAAAAGAGAATCATAATAAGTTTTCTTGAATGCCGAACCTGACAAAGGAAGATAAAATAATAACTGATCCATATCCGGATCATATTCTTTCATCACGTGCGTAATCATATAATTCATGTAGTCCTTCACGCGCTTTGCCTGTTCTTCAACTTCAGGAGTTATTTCTCCAACAATCTCTGTATTAACAGGTCCTGCAGGAGGAAGTAATTCCTTATAAGCTTGCGCTTGAAATTGTGTTACCGATTCTGCGAGTAATGGATGAACAACACCAGCTGCACCTTCAAAAGGTTGTGTGCGGGTCTCATACTTGAAACCAAGCATATCGAGTCCTTTAACATATGTATCTTCCCAATCCTTACGTGACATTTTATCCGATTCATACGCTGCAATTAATTTGTTTGCTAATGTTTGAAGATCATTTTCCTCTATAAAATCCGATAGGTTAGCGTTGAAAGGAATTTGTGATTGGTCTATTGGAGCGTTCGGATCAAAGTTAACATCAACTCCTCCATCAGGAAGATCTTGAATATCTACATCCGGCTCAAAGTTAACACTTTTCTCTGGAACTTGAACGTCAGTAGCTCTTTCATTTTCACCAACCTCTACACCGGCACTCGCCAGTGCGTCAATTGCTTTTTCTATAGTGCTACTTGGTATAGGTCTTGTTTTTGGTGGCATTATACTATCCTATCATAAAGCAGGTACAACATCAACAAAAGAAGGACGATAAATGTATCCGCCTTCGCTTTTATACATATCCACTGATGCTTTAACTGATTCTTTTTTTAATTTTATTATTGGAATCTTCGCCCATGTATTTCCCTTACCATCTTTAATGTTTGTAGAGGAAAATTCAAGGTCTAAATTCTTCGCCACATTCTTCATGGCTGACGGAGCAATTCCATCATAGAATCCTCGGTTTCCTTTCGCAATTTCCTGACTTGCGCCAACGGCGTGATTCTTCGCTTTTGCTGTAATAATCGCAACATTATCAAATCCTTCCTGCGTCGCGAGGTTTATCAATGTCTTAATCGCAACTTTTACTTGGTTCTCCGATTTCTTCCAAGGTCCCTCTGGGAATATTTCATCTGACTTTCCAACTGCTTGTGATATTAAATCTTCCGCTTCCCTGATTTGATTTCTCAAAGCTTCACGCTTCACTTTCAATCTCTCCATGACAGTCATTGCCGATGGGTCCGTGTGCCCCGTAATCTTGTCAATCTGATCGGATACCTTAATCAAATCATCTTTTAGTTTTTTAACTTGATTCAATGAAAAAGTTTTATTTATGAATTCAGGTGTATCGTGCCTTGGGGCATACGTGAACGTATCCGGCTTCTGCTTCACCTTCTGGTGCATATCGGACTGAATCTCCTCTATGAGAAAAGTACGTTCTCCTGCTTCGTCAACACGCTCAGAGGCACGCAACCAGAAGGTAGGATTATTTCCTTCGGGATTCGTGAAATGCCCTTCCCCGAACTTGAAGCGTGGCTCATTGGCTCTCATTCCCTTCGGGTTAGGATTATAAGTAAATGGAATCTCTATATACCCGGTTCCACCGTCCAAGAACTGTGCACCTTCGTGCCCAACTCCTGTTTTACCCATATAGAATCCTTCACCTTTTTTTAATCTTTTAAATCTATTAACTAAGTTCTGCGTATAGAATGGAACCTTCATATTGCCAAAACCGTTCTCAATAACGTTCTCAATCCCATAAGCGTCCTTAATAATCTTATTAATGGCTGATGTAATCTGAGGATCTATTTCTGGCCACGCCTTCTTAAGGTCTCTTCCTGCTCTATCCGAAACCTCTGTCATGAACTTTACAATGGTAGATCGAAGGCGATCACCAGTTATGTCCTGTGGTTTGTGTCTTAAGTTTCGAATTTCCTCCAAATTACGCGCACTGGAAGGTAAATCTCCAAGATATTGCCCTCCACTCTTCGATCCAGTTAAAAATGACTGAAAATCCTTAAAACCCTTATCAAAAGGCTCAATTTGCTGAATTTTATAGGTAATTACTGGTTTGTTGTTCTTGTATTGCGAAATAAGCTCAGATTTTGTGATTGGAACATTGCTTTTCCACTTTTTGGTTCCCTCGTCAAATCCACCGATGTTTTTTAGGAGATTTCCAAGTCCGAATTCATGCATTTCAGTAGGTGAAACGCCTTTTTTGGTCAAATAGCCAAACCATTGCTGCGGGGTCATCTTGTCCTGCACCGCATTTGCTATTTCCGTGTCCGATTTTAAATGAAAAATGGGCGTCTGACCTTCGCTAACTCCAATTGTGCCCTGTACTTTTGCCCCTTTTTTCGTTTTATCAGCTATTTGTAGACCAGATGCAGCATCTGACATGATTGGGGGTGGATCAACCTTCTTGAATGGGTTCTTGAACTTGGGTATAGACATTGCTAATTGAACATAGTCCTCCATTCCCGCTTCAGCAGGGTTAAGATCAGGTAAGACCGATTCCATTTCCGTAAATTGTGCCATGTCTCCTCCATATGCCATGTTTGGTCGAACAAGTCCACCTTCTTTCATAACAAATTGGCTTAAAGGTTTATCTGTAGGTATTCCTGGAACATCATCGCCTCTTCCTGGAAGCATTCCTCCAAACTGATCGGCAAAATACTGCAATTTATTAGCAACGATTTCTGCTTGTTTTTCAATCGTCTGTCCTTTATTAGGTAAATTCTTATAGTCTACAATAAAATCGTTCTTCAGTAAATCTTTTGTTTTTTGATCCAGTTTAATTACATCAACATACCTAACCATTTTAGCTTCCTTATCACCTGTTTTAACAGCCTGATAAATATCTCCAACGGCAAAATCAACTTCAGGGAAAGTTTTCTTAAAATTGTTAACTGAACCCTTAATAAATTGCTTCAATCTCATTGCTTCGTCACGTCTGTCTTGAGCAACTAAATGAATCATTTTTTGCGTAGCCTCAAATATATCATCCTCAAACCTACTTTTTGTTTTAACATCATTAAGTCCTGGAACCATTTTTGTTTTTAAAGTTGGACCGGCGTGCTCTCCTAAAAGCATAATACGAAGATTAGGCATCGAATTATCACCACCAAAACGAGGTGGCCTGACATGATCAAGCTGGTACCACGGAATAGGGCGATTAAGCTTATCTTTAGGAGATATGGCCTTGAGTGGATCCAGGTATCCTTTCACAACCGCATTATCCTCGAATATACGCTTTTTCATAGTAGGAAACTTTCCATTGATATCTATGCGGTCTCTCATGTATTGCCATCCCTTTCCCTTGACAACATCCCCTATTGGAATTTGATTAAATGCTTCTATTACATCATCAGGCTGCGTTGCCTTGAATGTGATATTTCCTTGTATATCCTTTTGAACTGATGACTGAGGAAGATGAACCTTTTCCTTACGCTTCTGATTTTTCATCATTATGGCCACAATCCTTTTAATCTGTCCTATTTTTTGTCCTGTTCCACTTTCCGCCTGGAGTCTCCCTTCCACCCCAAGAATCTGTTTAATCGCTTGGTCCAGTTTCCAAGAAAAATCCACGTTAGTTTTATTCGCATCAGCCATCTTAATGGCTTCATCCGCTAAAGTAATATCTATTGGGCCTGCTTGCTTATGTGTTTGATGCTTTCTGTCTGCTCCCCATGCTGGAAGTTCATATTTTCTTGCTTTCCCACCTTGGGTGTAGATATCGTCAGGAACATTTTTTAACCAGTTATTATATAATTTATTGAAAGTTATATCCGATTGATATTGCATCTTTCCGGGGCGGTCATATCTCTCTTTCGCCATCCCCCATTTTAGCGCTGTTTCTGACTTATTCGCCTTACCTAGTCGTATGGCTTCAAAATCATCCGCGTAGGTTGCTGGAGGAAGAATATAATCACCGTATCTTTGTGTCCGTGTTGCAGTAGCTACTGGCTTAGAATAATTATATGTCACTGGAACTTTAGTTTTCTGGGCGATAGACCCTAATGTAACATTCGACCAATCGGAAACAGAATCCCAGACTGATTTAAAAAGATTAATATCAGCGTCGGTTAATTTACTGCCAAATGGTGATGATCCAAATTTCTCCGAAGCGGGGATGATCTTAATTGGTTTAGGTGGATGTAGTGGTTTTGGTTTAGGTTTTAAAATGTTTCCAACAGCTTTTATAGATTTACCACTTAGATCCATTAGTCTTCTCCTAATGCTTTCTTAGCAAAAGCGGCACTTATTGGAAGTGCGCTAATTCCTGCGGCTGTTTTTGGATATTTGTAAGCGCCCTTTAACGCAGGAAGGACTACGCCTCTTCCGAGGGCATAGAGCATTGGAAGCTGGTATCCTATTCCTGTTCCTTCTGGCTGGTGCATTGCAGGTCCTTGCCACGCAACTTTATCGGTAATGTTTTCCTTTACCCAATCTGCTTTAGGAATATTCCATATACCCATTTCATCAAGTGGACGCATCGTGGAAGCTCCAACCTGTCTTAACTCTCCGTCACGCATGCCCCATACGCCACTACCGGGTAGTGATATATCACCGCTCTCCGTGGTCTGCGGATCAAGGGTCATGTCCATTCCAAACATACCTTCATCGACATATGGCATGTAATTAAAAACTATTGATTCTGCTTCTTCTGGATTGAAGGTAGGCTTTCCGTCCGCATCAATTTTATGATAAAAAGGATTGCTCTCTTTCTCGTCTAAGGCATCTGCAATTATTTGTTTATCCTCCATTGAAATTTCATTATCCCTCAGTTTTTCATATAAAAGAGATCCTGCTTTCTCTGTGTCCATTTGGTTGGCATTAGGGTTAGTTAGTAACATTAATGATTCCGAAAAATCCAAGTTTGGAAGCTGATCAGCTAATTCTTTTACAGCGTTTTGTAGATCAATTATATGTAATTTATACATGTGATCTTGTAATTCTGGGTACTTCTCTATTTCTGATAGAGGTATTGTAATTCCACCCTCGTAGCCGGTTTCCATCATTCCTTGCTTCCAAAAATTAGGAATAAGATCTGTTATGGGTGCCGATAAAAATTCTTTTAATTTTCCAAATTTTCCTGTTGCATCTCCTTCACCAAAAGTCCAACCATAGTAATCAGATTTTTCTCCGCTTGGGTCCTCACGCGGCATTAATCTATTAGCTAGACCCACAGTTTCCAGACCTAACTGAGTGGCCCCTTTAGCAATATCTATAAGAGTGTTTGGATCATTTGGTAGAGTTCCTGTTACTGGTAAAGGTCCTGTTACGGGTGCGTCTACTGCAGCCAGCATCCTGTCCAATTTGGATTCTTTAAGTCCTTTTACCTGTTCTTCAATCGGTACCATTGGCTCAGCAATAGCCGAGGGATCTCCTGGCAATAGGATTATTTCATCAGTAATATTCTCTTCGTTGTTCATTCGTTGGTTCATCCTTGAAGTCATCCTTCAGTTCAACGTAGTAGCCTTGACGGTAACGCATTAGCGCCTGTGTCATGCTATCCACGTAATCATCGTGATCGCCAAAAGGGAATGCTGCACATTCCTCTATGACTTCCTCTGCCCAACGTCTGTCCGAAGGCACCCATACCGTGCCTGATTCGAATAGCGGTGCCACGCTATTCACTCTTGAATGTTTATCATTTCCCTTAGAGGGTGTAAAGTTAATTACTGGGATTCCAGTTTTTTGCAATTCGTGTGTAAGAGGTAACCCGGACGCTTTGGCCTCGATCAATACAACCTCGGGCTCCCAATACTTGTATTCTTTTTGAGCCATATCCTTCAATTCAGGAAAGCTCCATCGTCCGCGTTTCGCGTCCAATAAAATAATGTTCTGTGGTTCATCATCACTCGGCTTGAATATTCCCCACGTTGTAATTGCCGAATAATCGGCTGTCTCTTTCTTGGAAAATGCCGTATCGTAGGATTGTATAATATACTGTAATTCAGGAACCTTTTCCGGTTCCCAGGTTTTCCACCATTCACGCTTAATTAAAGCTCCTTCCTCTGCCACTGGATTTTGCATCCACTGAGCATTCCATTTGGAAACTGGAATAGAAGCCTTGACCTTGTTGAGATCCTTCATGTTCCAGAAGTTTCCCCACATTGGCTTATCATTAAGAACCGCTGGAAATTCCACAACTTCCCATTGATCAGCCATTGGTTCTTTAGCCTGGGCTTGGAGCAAGCGGCTCGTAAGATCCTTAATGGACCAACGAGTCATAACTAAGACTATTGCGCCACCAGGTTGAAGACGCTGACGAGGACCAGAAGTATACCACTCATAATGGCCGTCCAAAACAGTAGGAGAAAGAGCGTCCTGCTCGGAATGAGGATCATCAATAACAAGAAGATCAGCACCCCTACCGGTAATAGCACCACCAACACCAGCAGCAAAATACTCGCCGCCATGATTTGACTCCCAACGTCCAGCAGCTTTAGAATCAGCCGCCAAAGTGACATCAGGAAATATTTCAGAATATTCATCCGATTCCAATAAATTCTTGGTTTTTCGACCAAAACGAATTGATAATTCGCCTGTGTGGGTCGTTTGTATCAGTTTTGCCTTCGGATTTCTACCCATAAAGAATGCAGGAAACAAATGCGACGCAAATTCGGATTTTGTGTGTCTTGGGGGCATATTTACGATTAATCGCTTCAATTCGCCTCTTGCTACACGATTTAACTTCTCCGCATAGATTTTATGGTGATATCCTTGGATAAAATCAGGCCAAACATGCTTAACAAAACTTAAAAAATCACCTTGGGCTTTTTCTTGCGTTTCAGCTACAGCTTTTCTTAAAATAAGCTTAAGAGTGTTGGTATCTAATGATTCTAGATTAGAAAACGTTTTCATTTTTATAAAATTTTTTCAAAAAGCCACTTTATCCTATTTCAAACGATTTTTCAAGAGATTGTCACCCTCGCACTCGCCTTCAAAAAAAAATAAGCATGCTTATGGAAAAAAGGGGGTGTACCCCCGTCGTTATAGCGGCTTTGCCACAGATAGGGCTGGCGCTCCAGTATCGCGCGAGCTATAGACCCGGGCGCCCAACTTGTGTTGTATTTTTGCAACACTACTAGATCTAGTATGCCTCGCGCCACTAGATGTAGTATGTCTAGGACATCGCACCACTACATAGCCCGGGCAAGTTATCCACAGGATATCCACTGTCAAGACATTTATTCGCATTTAATGTAAATATATTTCACCTATTTATATCTATAAATGCTAATATACTTATAGAAATAGAAAGAGGTCAATATGACAAAACAAGACTTTAAAACAAGAGTAGGAATGGGTTTCTTCTCTTGTAAATGGATCAATAATGCTGGTTCTACTTCTATTATTAAAAGAGGTATTCTTGGTGGTTATGCGTGGAGACACACTAATAACCCAGTTCCAACCAATGTAAAAGAACATGAAAACTATGTGTTAGTTTATAGAGTTGGTAATGGATTACTTCCAGAACATAGACGTTGGGCAAATGTTAATCCTAACACAATTATTGAAATTAATAGGGTTGCTGTATGAAATACAATTACCCTCTATTATTATTATGGTCAGTTGCATTAGTTCAACTGACCTTTGTTCTTATGTTAAGCTACTTTGATAGTGGCTTAACAAACACAGTTTATTATAAATCATCGCTATTTATGAATGGTTTCATATTTGGAATGGTTATTAACATATGGATACAAAGCTAATGCCAAAAAAAGAATTGATAACAGTTAATAATGTCAATATCCAACCACTAATGGAGTCATTAGTGGAATTGGTTAAAGACAAAAAACTAACAGGAGAGCTAGATGATTTGATTAATGCTAAAGTTCCTGAAAAAACATCTGCAGATTGGAAGCTAATTTGTGGTGTATTATGTAATTCAGTAGTTGAATGGGTTGCTATGAATAAAGATGATGATGTTCAATCAGTAGATTTATTAAAGCACTTACAATCAGATATTGGTTATATAATGAAAAGATTGGGGTTAAGTTAGACCTCTTTCAAACTCTTAATCCCAAGCCAAAAGGCGAACGAAAGTTCGCCTTTTTTTATGCCTAAAATTCCACCATCTCCAGACGCTTCACCTGCTGCCCGGGCTGGACATCAGTAATCTTATTCATATTTGTTAGTAGAGTTTGGGAGTTTGGGGAGTTTGGATCTTGGAACTTGGAACTTTTCCCGGGCACGCAGCGGGACATCTGGGCTGTGGATAACTCTGTGGATAATGAGGATAACTTGGAGTTTGGGGAGTTTGGGAGTTTAACGAAGAGGACTTACAGATATGACTACCATGCCTCTTCTATTTGGGTGGAATATTCTTATCTAAAGCACCCAAGTTAATTTGCTCGCCTTTGTATCGTAATACGCAGACTAGATGTTTTTTTCCGTAACATTTAGGAACTTACCTTTAAACCTTTCGGAGAAATAGAAGATTCGTTTCTCAAGGGTATCAACTTCTATTTCTAATAACACTATACTACGAATCCAAACAGAAATCAATAATGATTTGAAGAATGATGTGGATAAATGTCAGGAGGTTTTCCCGGGTACCCCGGTGACCCAGCTCCAGATGACGACGGTCCATGAACATATATCAATTGAGGAGTTTGGGAGTTTGGGGGAGCTTAAAAAATAACGACAAGAAGGAAATACACTGCAATCAGGAGTAATGCCCACTTTACAGGTATCAGTAATCCTAATAGCCAATCCATTCTTTTCCTTTCTAATTCTTCCATCCTGCTGCCAGGTCATCCCAGCTGCAGCCTCCCAGTCTGGATCCTGAACTTATTTCAAGGTTTTCGGGGAGTTTCGGAGCTTCACCCTGTAATATAATGCTTCACCAGGCGTTTGTCAAGAGCCCGGGCGAAATAAATATCGCAGATTTCTGCCATTCTCCGTGACTGGAAGCCCGGGCGCGCCCGGTGCGTCCCAGCTGCCGAAATAAAAACCCCAGAAAACTGGTATTTTTATATAGGGGAGTTTGGGAGTTTCACGCTACCCTGACCAGGGCCCGGTGCGGGACCTGGGCACTTATCCACAGCTTATCCACAGGTTATTAACAATAGGGGAGTTTGGGAGTTTCAACCAAACTCCCCCTTGTGTCTAGTGCTCTTGTGGAGCGAACATATCTTTAACTTGCTGTGTAAATCCTTTCTCTTGCTCTTCGGCGTGAGCCTCAGCTCGCTTTGCATTGCGTGTCATAACAGGAACAACCCCATCATAATGATTCGCAATTCGTTTTAATGTTTCGCCATTCTCTTCTAATTGGTCAGCAATCCTATTGAGTGCTTGACTAATTGTGTCGTCTACTACCATAATATACCTTTCTCTTTCTATATTAGGGTTTTTTAAGATCGCTTGCCAAATCTAATCAGTCTGAATCCCCCTAATATGTAACTATTATAACATAAAGTTATCCACAAATCAAGAACTCATTTGAACTATTTGTCAGGACTGGCAACGCTGCCCGGGCCCGCCAGCTCCAGATGGCAGGATCCGAGATCCGCGGACATAGGTTAAATACTTTAGGGAGTTTGGGAGTTTCAGAAGTTTGGAAACGCCCGGCGCGCGCGCCGGGGAACCAGCTGGGACTTATCCACAGCATATCCACAGGTTATACAAGTTTAGGGAGTTTGGGAGTTTGAAACTACTTGACACAGATCTAGGTCCTCGAGCCGTCCTTCATACAACCCGGGCACCGCATCAATGCCCTTTTCGCGTAAGTCTTGGGCCAAGGTCCCTGGAAACAGTTTGACGTAACGCCCCTTAGGGGTCTTACGCAAGTCCACAAGTATAAATACAGGTGCTCCAGCTCCTCCATACCATTTATTCCATGCTGTTTGAAGAGGTGAAATACGTAGCTTCTTGTTAGGTTGAACTATTTTTAATTCAAGGGTAAAGAATCCTGTTCTCCCATTAAATACTATACAATCTGGGAATCCTGGTGTAGCATAACTCTCAATTCGTGATATAAGATATTTTTCCCTACCACTTTCCAAAAACTTCTTTAAACTCTTCCAAAAATTTGTTTCTGTTTTTACGGTCATAGACCGTCTTGTCCTTCACTACTCTCTGCTTGTACTTCGGTGATGTCTTTAAGTCCTTTGCTATTGGATTTCTCTTCTTGAACTTCAATAACCACACCTTTTTTTTCTTCTCTGAATTTTCCATCTAATCCTAATTCCTTTAATTGTTTTAAAACTTCTTCACGGGACATACTATCAATGGTTCCCGTTCTAATTTCTTTCCTGTCAATATATAATCCGGCGGCTTGACCTCGTAATCGTTCTGCATTAACAGCTGCACTGTATGACTTTTCAACAAGAGCTTTCTCTCGTAGCCTGGCCAATTCCTGCACATGCTTGTTTAACTTAACATCATGTGTTTTTTCTATCTCTGCCCTTCGTGACACAATAGCCGACACAACATGAGGATATCTCTTTCCATTTAATAGAACAGAAGCGGTAACATTTGCGCTATCCTCGCTATAACCAGCTTGTCTTGCACACTCTGTCGGGGTTAATCGTCCTTCATTCTCAGTAAATATTTTTACGAACATTCTTTGTTTAATAGTTAGCCTATCCGGACCCTTAGGATACTTAAGAGACATGTCCTTTTGTGCCACCGATGTGCCACCACTAATTTCACCACTTATCTTTATATCAACCACGCTAACTCCTTGTAATACTGTAATTTTTACTCATATATAAACTCCTAAAAAACAAAAATACTGCTTGCGAAGACAAGAGGTGACACATTGGTGACACAAGGTAATTCATTGAAATATAAAGAATAATCGTCATTTGTGCCACTGTGCCACTAATCCCGGTATAAAAATTTTTAAAAAAACTTTTAAGTAAAATTTCTACTATAGGTGGCACATTCATAACACCGAAATTGACCTATTTACGCCATTTTTAATTGTGATCCAGTGTCGGCGCCTCAATTGATGTATTAATCCGTGAATAGCGCACTTGGATCGGTAACCCATCAGCTGTTTCAATTCCTCGTAAGAGGGTGAATATTTATTATTACTGATGAACATTACAATAGCATCATACACCTTTTTTTGTGTGGGTGTTAGTCCTATCTTCTTTACAGGATTGGATAGATGGTCATAATTACTTTTTATCTTCGAGTCCTTTAGCATCTGGGTGTCCATAATAATCCTTACTTACATTCTCTATCATTTCATTATAACCAACTTCGTTCACTACCTCATGGGTAATGGAATTATACAGCTCATTCTGTAATTCTTTTTCCTCGGAAGTTAGTTTTTTTGGTTTATATATTCCCCTGTTGGCATTTCCCCAGGTTACACATATTCCTGGTGGTGGTCGCCAGCGTAAAACTCCTGTCTTTAAATTAACATGAGTTCCAGTCCAGGTATCAGGACCATTATATTTATTATTAACATAATTAAAACAGTCCTCGTCAGAATCAAACGCTACCAACTCTTTGCTTAAGAGCGTTGCGTCCTTCCATACATTAATCTCGTACTTCCCCATCATTCACCTTTAAGTATTCTATCTTCTTAACCCAGCCACGTGGGATTGTTATATATCTTCCTCCATTTTTATCATCCGGGTCCAAGCACCACGACGCAATCAATACAACTTTCTTTGAGTCCTTCTTGATCATCCATCCAACATCAACTGCCGTAGCCATTTGACCTTTGAGCATTTTCTTAAGCTCAACCCAACCTGTATCCCCATCCATAGCATCAAGCCATGTAATCTTGACCAACGGCCAACAGTTGGGGTAATCAGAGGATGACTTCTTCTTCGGTCCCGTTTCTTGGTTCTTCAATTCTTGCATGTTCTCCCTCCTCTATCTGTCTGTGTCCTTCTGTTATACTTCCCATGATTTGAGACTTAGTTAGTAGCCTTACCTCATAATCCTGGAATACCACCACCCAAAAGCGAGCGTCACTACCAGTAGTTGTAGTAGCTCTTCCTGCTTTGAAATTTTCGACTGTCTTACGAAAACCCATGGATAATAGTTCAGACATTGGAGACTTAAAGAGAACGCGATCAGTCATATCCTCAAATCTTACATACCAGGAAGGTTTTTCTGTTAATCCTGTCTTAGGATTCACAGCACCCTCTTCCATTTGGTATAGATCTGTTATTTTCTTAGTCATTAGTTCAATGTATCCTTGTTATTCCAGTTGCTCGCTGCCTCGCGGTATTTCTCCTGGAGTTTTTCTTCATCGAATCCGGAAAGGGCTTCTCCCTTCCTTCGCTCTTGATAACCTTTCGAAAAGTCATCAATAATCTCCATAAGCATTAGGGTTGGAAACTTTACGCCGTGGACTGTCACGCTCCCCAGCTTTCCAAGGGTCTCCTGGAAATTGTCTCCTTCCTCTTCACACCTACGAAGAATATCTTTAAACTCTTTTATTGCTTTTACTAATTCCTGCATTTCTTATTCTGATTCCTTTCTCATCAGCTTCCTTTTTAATTATATGCATCATCTCCTGTCCCGGTCCACGATGCATGGCCAGCCCCATACGCACCAATGCGTCATAGTAAGGGATCTTTATTGCTACAGATTTATATTTAGTAGTATCAACCACTAAGAACACCAACAATCCATAACGTTCCGAATAATATATATGCTACAGTTACAGGATCCATCAGTCTGGGTCCGTCCCACCGTAGCTCGCAAGCATATCTTCATTTACTTGTCCTTGTTCTTCATCAATAATATCATTGATTCTCTCAACAATAGCATCTTCTTTTTTATGAAGCTTTTCTAGTCTCCAAAGGCCTGCAAACCAGGCGCTAGAATCTAGGATAGCATCTTCTTTTTCATGTAACTTCTCTAGCTTATCAAGCTCTTTCCTGATTTTATCTAGAGGCGCTAGCTTCTTCCTTCTTTTCTTTACTTTTGGTTTCATAATTTTCTCCTATGTATTTCCACTTTATTCCGAGGATCCAACCAAGTGCAAATACTGCACCAATCGCTAGACCATGAAAGAATATCATTGTATTACTCATCTTTTAACCGCCATGATTTCATCTCTAAAATCTCCCCACCTATATTGTTCCATCTCGTCTATTCCATAATCATAACGGCGCATGAGAATAGATATAACTCTGCGTCTTTGCTTCGGCTTGTCTTTTAATTCGTCCTTTAATTTCAATAACTTAGCGTATGTTTTGCTCATATTGCACACTTCTGAAGTAACCATAAAACAATTACAATTAATCCAACCCACCAAATAATATTTCCAAGAAGCCATCCAATCATAATAGCACCGATAGTATATATATTAAAAGTGATATTTTTATTGGTACCACTAAAAACCAAAACACTACCCAGCTCATAATCGCACAGCCCAGTATTCATAATCTAAATTGTCATGCCTCTTTTGTACGAGTGTCACTGCTTCGTTTAAATAAGATAAGTAAACATGATTACGTAATTTCCACACACGCACCCTATCCTGGGTTGGTGATAACTTTTGTATTTGTGGCGCAAACATAAAGCCACGGTAATACATTATCTTATCGTTAGGCTTTGATTTTGATATCCAGTCTTCAAATTTTTTTATACTCAACATAATATTATTAAAATCCCCGTAGCTATAACACAGCGGGGGCTTTTGCTTCTTAGAATACATTCCACTTTTGACGTATGCCCTAGTGGTTGAATCTTCTGTTATATCTCTCAACGACATTGTTCACCTTTTCTCTTTCTGCGATTGCTCGTTCTAAAATTTCCAGTGCGTAGGCGGTCTGATCCCTTTTAATCGAGATCCCCGCCCACTTCACCGTAGCGACGAGCATTCCTGCCAAGCCACCGTAACACACTGATGCGCTGCTGCGGCTCGAATCTTTATAATCTTTGTCTACTCTTATTAAATCTTTTACGCTTGTAATCTTTTCCATAATTCCTTTGCTCGTTAAACAAAGCCTTCGTGGGTCTTGGATGAACGCACCCACAACCTTTCCCGGCAAATCATCTATCAAATGATAACGGTACTCAGTACCTAACTCCAAGAACTCATCCATTGGGACATCATCCTTAGAATTATTGCTTTACAACTTTGCACTTGTTGTTCAGCCAGAAGGAAATAATATTTGCAAATATTATTCTTCTCTTTGTTAGCCCATATTATAGGGTAAATAATGGGATAAGTCAAGTAAATAATTATGGCAGAATTCAGCCAAAAACAGGTGTCAAGAAAAAAAACACTTTGTTGTTGTATAAATACAACAAGTATTATATAACAAAATCCTCAACTTCATTTCATCTCGGTGGACTCTGGGGCACAATCGTTGCTCCGGAGTCCCTATTAAAAGGAACAAACTGGTGGCGACAAGAATCAGAAATATCTGGTATAAATTTAGAAAATGGTTAAAATACCAACCTCATAAAACATACTTAAGAGGAAAATAATTTTGACGAAGATATGGCTTCTTTTA